TCATGGGTTACTTCTCCAATACTTTAATGAGTGCTGCCTGACGATCTTGCGCCAGACTCTTAGGCTTGGCTGGCTTAGTTGGACTCAACCAATCGTCCACCCTACCGAGATTGCTATCAGCATAGGCCCAAGCAGGATACCTATCGCAAGGTCTCACTGGTCTCGCTGGCCTCCTAGCTACTGGCCTGATAGCGGTACGGGTGTTATAGACCTCGTACAGCATGGCATAGGGTCTGCGACCCATGATCCTGCTGATACGATAGATGATCCTATCGTCCATCGCAGTGAAGTCGTTGGTGTATATGCTCTCGACTTGTATTTCCTTGAGCGTTGACAACGGGCTGACCCACCGATGCTTGGTGGGCTTGGTGTTACTCCTTACAAGCAACTCGGTTACTGTCTTGCGCCAGACGGCGTTAAGTTTAATCATCGTACATACTCCGCGTTAAGTATTATTAGCAGCCACAACGTAATCGTTATGACTGTCGTTAAAGTTACTGCCCTGCTTATAGTTCCCATGTCATTTGTCCCAGTCTTTTGGGTCGTGATCCTCTCGCAAGAACTCTCGCAAGAGAGTCCATGCAACGTACAAGCTTGCTGCTATTATTAGGACTCCAATGATCTGCATTCGAAGACCTCGCACAAGTTGTGTATACGGGCTTTGTCTTGGTAGTCTTGCTCGCGTAGTTTCATCAGTGCTTTGATGTCTCGCTCAAGCCTATCGAATTCCATTTGGTCTCCTGAGCCGAATAGGGACATGATTTCCCTTCGCTTCATACGGATGTGCTGTTCGTAAATTGATTGTGTCATGTGAATCTCCATTGTCTGGCTGAATGATTAACGCCCCACCCGAAGGTGAGGCTTGCGGCTTACTCTCCATCCACTAGGCGAGATATGATCTCGCTAGGCAGCAAATCCTCATGCTCACCTTGCTCACCTAGCAAGCGATAGTCAGGTGACATCGCTCGATCAACTCGCTCGACAGTGGGCTTGCGGAATGCTCGCTCGGTCTTGTATACATACTCTGATAAATCCTTCATATGAATCTCCTGATTCGTTACGCGGTAGTCAGAATGACTTTCCGCTACGCAAAAAAAAACGCACCCGTTAGGATGCGTCTTGGACTTCGGCTGATCGCTTAGAGCGCGTCAACCCTTGCCTGCATAGCGAGAACCTTAGCCAGCATTGCTTCCAACTGGGCTACGCTACCAGTGGCGTGAACCTGAGCTTCGCTAGCGGCCATGAGCGAGTCGATTTGCTCAGGCGTGGCTGGGGCTGCGTCACGAGAAGCAATCTCGGCTGCGAGAGCCGATTTCTTCCAAGGCAGGAAGGCGCGAGAAGCTTGCTGCGCTAGCTGCTTCGCTGACTTGAGCTTCAGCTTTGCTGCGTAAGCCTCAGCTTCGCCCACAACCGCTGCACGAGGCTCTTCTGCTGCTTTAGCAGCCTTCGCAGGTGCAGGTACGCCAAGCAGCGAGTTCATCAGCCCTAGCGACTTGCCCTTGAGCGCGATCCCTTGCGACTCCTTGCGCTCCTTGCGAGCCTGCAAGACTGCTAGTGCGTCTACGGCTGTGAGCACACCATCGTTCATGGCGGTGCGTAACTGGCGAGCTGATGCGAATGCGAAATTATTCATGTGAATCTCCTGATTCGTAATTGCCAAACCCGATTGGTCTGGTTCAGGTAGCTTTTCCCCCTTCCCCCTTTGGGGGAGCAATTCGGTGTTGATTTGGGCAGATTATCGGACGACAGGGCATTTATGAGCCGCTACGCTAGCGAGTATGCACAACACGCACGAGGAGAAACCGAGCAAATCGCCTAATTTGGGCGACGAAACCTCAGCAATTCCGCAGGGTGCAGGGGATTTCAGCCCAAAAGTTGGTCGGAGTTATAGAAAGTCCGCACGAAACAGGGGGGTAGGGTGGGCCTTCGCCGTCCACTTCCTGTGATATTCACCTCCCCTGCCCCAGCACATAAATTTTTATTTTTTGAAAACGCTTTAAGCCACTAAAACTAAAAGAGAACCGCCCCATGCCAGAAGAATTAGAACCTTCATCAAGCCCCTCAAAAGCTCGTACAGAACCCGCATCTGAAGACTCTAGGCCAGCTTATGTCAACGTATCTGATGCCGTACACAAGGCCCAGAAGAGCATGGAGAGGCGTGACCGAAACGAGCCTTTAGTAGAAGCAGCTACCTCTAGCCACACCACACTAAAAAATAACAAAAGAAAGGCAGCATCCAACTCAGAGCGATCTCTACAGAAGCTAGCACCTTTAATTCCAGAAGAAGTCGCCTCAGTTAGACGCAAAGCCTACAACATCATTTCAAAACAAATCCCTGCCATTGGAGAAGTCCTTGACGGAACTCGTGAATGGAACGCACAACAGGTTCGCCTCTTCTCTATCATGCTCAACAAAGTCATGCCCGACCTACACCACTCATTCAATGAAGTATCCATAGAAGACAAGTCCCTCACTGAACTATCCATCAAAGAATTAGAGGCCATCGTAAAGCAAGCCTCCCTAGAGGAATCCAGAGCCAACATAGAGGAAGCCATAACAACAATAGAAGACGCTGAGTACACTGCAATGGAACCCGAATCTCCCCTAGAGAACGATCTACTAGCCACACCAGACGCACCACTATTCATTGACGATTCATTAGACGATCCAGCCGCCTCTCCCGTCCAAATGGAGGACTTATGAACCCTATTCAACCACCATCAATAGCAGAAGCAGCCAAGAGATTGCTAGCCCTTAAAACGGCTTCTACGTCCTTCTATGGTTACGTCAAAATCATGCAGCCAGAGTGGGTTATTCCCCCTTTCCACTACGTTCTAATCACTGCCCTAGACAACCTAGAGAAGCGCACTCTCTACTCAGATTTCAATGGATGGGCCAATAAAATCCTAGCCACTGACCCAAAGAGAATAGCAGCCCGACCACAGGTGTACGCCTATAACCCATCCCTAGCTAAAGGCCATCGCGTATACAACCTAATGATTAACATGCCGCCTCGACACTCCAAGTCAACCTACGCAACGGAACTATTCCCTGCCTACTATATGGCCAGAAACCCAACCCGATACATCATGTCAGCGTCATACAACACCGAACTAGCTAAAGGCTTCGGCAGGAACGTGCGATCAAACCTAAACAATCCTGCCACCGCACAAGCATTCCCAGACTTTGGATTCTCCCCAGACTCACGAGCAGCAGACACCTTCAAGACCACACTCTCTGGCCAATACTTTGGGGTCGGGCTGGGAGGCACGACTTCTGGAAGACCTGCCACCGCATTAATTCTCGATGATCCAATCAAGTCACGAGTCGAAGCCGAGTCAGCCACTCAACGTAATACCGCTTGGGACTATTACACTGCCGCACTCACGACTCGACTACAGCCAGAACAGGACGGCTCGCCCCCGATCCAAGTGGTTTGCTACACCCGTTGGCATCCAGATGATCTTGGCTCCCGAATCATGCAGACAGAAGATTGGCGAGAAGGCTTGTGGCTCCACCTTAATATGCCAGCCCTAACGACAGTCACCTCTGATGTTCGCGCAAGAGTAGACACCCTTGACCCATCAGACCCACGCTACATCCCCTCAGAAAAGTGTAGTGCCGCAGACAAAACTCGCCGCTACTACTACCCAGTAAACCGAGTCGCCCTATGGCCAGAAAGATTTCCCGTAGAGGAACTTGAACGCCGTGAACGACTCAACCCTCGTGACTTTGCGGCCCTGTACCAACAGACCCCAACTGTCGCTGGAGGTAACATAATAAAATCTGTGTGGTTCCAGTATTACCACCCTATGAACTTAGACAAAACACAAATATCCTCGATCATCATAACGATGGACACAGCTTTCAAGAAGACAGAAACCTCTGACTTCTCCGTAGCCTTAGTCTCAGCCATGACCGAAAATGGCGACATCTACATCCTCGATGTACATCGCCACCGCATGGACTTCCCAGAACTAAAAGCATTCACCATCACCCTCAATAACCAATGGCGAGGCAAAGGACTTCGCGCCATCTATATAGAGGACAAAGCTTCTGGACAATCCCTCATCCAAGAACTGCGTCGAGAGTCAGGCGTATCTGTAGTTCCCTTCAAAGTAAACTTCGACAAGGTGGCTCGTGCCAACTCAGTCACCCCACTTATCCAAGGTGGCCGAGTCTACCTTCCCTCATCAGCAAAGTGGCTTGATGACTTCGTAACCGAATGCTCACAGTTCCCCTCTGCAAAACACGATGACCAAGTTGACGCGCTCGTAATGGCGATAGACATTCACTCACGTTCATCAGTGTCTCCACACGCTGCCACCTTTGGCGCACTCACTGGTTTCGGATCACTCCAATCCCAAGCCAACCTATCTAAGTCAAACAACACATTATCCTCATCCCTCAATTCCTCTGGCTCATGGAGTAGTTGGGGCGAAGATTAATAACTAAGGAAACCACATGAAACTTCACAACGACTTTTCGCATGACCCTATAGATGGGTACATGCCTGACAAATCAGAACCAGACTACGGCGCACTCTATGACATTCTCCATGAAGCAGGTCTTCGTGCCTCAGAATCAAAAGGTAAGGAGCGTCATTCCAATGGAAAGGCATTCACCTCTCAACCACTCTTCACTATCCAAGCTGCCGTAGGGACAGGATTCCCACTAGGCCAAGCCCTAAAAAAGATACAAGAGTCCCAGCGTTTAGCTCCAAGCCAAGCGCGTAAAGAACTCCTAGACTCTATTGTTTACATCGCTTCTGCGATTATCTATGAGGACATGAATCAAGACTAATCTGCGGCTAGGTCAAGGACGACCCAGTTAGCCCATTACATCACAATAGCTACACAGCCAGACAAGCGCATTGCCCATTGGGTAAGCCCTACACTCGCAAAAATGCTACATCATTCGTGGAAACCCTATGCTCGACTATCGCTCCAGTACACTTCAACCTAACGATGTAATTGTAGACCTCTCGCGTCACATCAATAAACTCCTCGCATACGAAGACATCTCAGACGACCTCAACCCTGAAGAAGAAATAAAACTTGTTGAGTTTGTTCGCCAAACCTCGCAGATGTCTTACGACAAAATCTCTCGCCGCTACAAACATTGGAAAGATGCTGACCGCGCACATGACGTATACGTTCCACCCGATGCAACAAAGTTCCGCGAGAAAGCAGTCATCGCTGACACACGCGCAATATCTGACACTGTACTCACATACCTTATGTCTGCCCTTGGTGGACGTAACCCCATGTTCCAACTCGAAGGACTAGACCGCAAATCACGCGAGTCTTCCGCAATACTAGAGCGACTACTACACCAACACATGCGCCGTACCGCAGGTGAAGCTCGTATTGCCCAACTCCTACTCGACTCAGTTCGCTATGGTTTTGCCCCTACAAAGATTGTGTGGAATCCACAAACCAACACTAACAACATCGTCAACTTTGACCCACGCCGTTGCTTCACTGACCCTCGCGTTCAGTGGGGAGATTGGGACAAGATGCAGTTCGTAACCTTCACCGACTACTCATCTACTTCTGCCCTTCTCGCCTCTGGCCTTTACCCCAAGCTCAAGAAGTATCCAGCCCTGCGCCGCTCGTCAGGAACTAGCTCTGGTTGGGATAGTCACACCACATTAAAAGAAGACTCCAAGGGAATGAATGTCTCACCCCAAGAGACACTAACACGAGGCTCTTACTTCACCTTAGATTCTGCCAGAGTGACAGATGAAACATGGGTTCGCTTAAACGGCTTTGAGATTGGCGTACCTTCCATTGATCAAATCTGGATGGTGATGACTATCCTCGATGAGAAGGTAGTTATTCGCGCACAGCTCAACCCATACGGACGGCAGTTCCCAGCAGTCTTTGGCTCGCTATTCTTCGACAAGCACAAAACATACAGCCAATCCCTATACGACTTGATGCTTCCTCTACACGATATTGGCACATGGTTACTTCGCTCTCGTATAGATAACGTGCAAGCCTCGCTATCAAACCTTATCTTCGCAGACCCAACTCAAGTCTCGATCCCCGATCTCATCGACAGAAACCCTTGGGGCGTAGTACGGACAATGAATGGAGCGAAGGCAGGCGATGGTGTGTTCATAGCTCAAGTGCCAGACGTAACTCGTGGTCACTGGAATGACATCCAAGGCATCTCCGAAATGAAGCAACGCCTTTCCGCATCCTCCGATGCCCAGCAAGGTATGCCCACCTCTGACGGAATACGCTCGGCAACAGAAATCCAGCGACTTACTCAGCTCGGCTCCCAGCGTCTAGGCGTTCTCTCTCGTGTCATGTCAGCAACCACGATCCGTCCCTTAGTCCGCATGATGGTATCTAACATCCAAGACAGCCTGAACATAGAAGGCTCCATAAAAATAGATGAGACAGATCAGTCCACTCTCCTATCTGGCCGAGTCAAAGATTCCTACATCGACTACGACTCATCTTCTATCCAAGGTTCCATCGACTACCTAGTAGTGGACGGCACTCTTCCAGTAGAACCTTCTCGCTCGCCAGAAACATGGATGAACATGCTTCAGGTAATGAACAAGACAGGACTCAACATGGAATACAAGATGGGCAAGATTGCCGAGGAAGCGATCCGCTCAATGGGCATCTCTGACCTTGACCAATTTAAAATCTCGCAAAAAGAGCGAGAGGAAGAAGGTATGTCTCCCTCGCAAGAAATGCAGATGATGGAGAAAATGCGAGGAGCTTCCGTTCAGCCAGCAGGCGATGTCGAAGACCAAGTGAAAGCAGGTAACTTGATCCCAATCTCTGAGGCCCAAAAGAACGCCAAGAAGTAAATAACCCTGATAGTAGAGGGACGACCCCCCTCTAGCTATATCGGACAATACCCAAAGTATTATTACATAGGCGAAAGAACCGAATGTCAAAGCCATCACCTCAACAGCTTGCAGCAGCAATTGACCCACTTATTCGTGAGTACATTGACGCGCACATGCGAAAGATGACGGCGAAGCTTACTCATACTACTGAGCAGCTTGACGCTTCTCTCGCTCGTACTTTGGCCACATCAAAAGCCCTTGAGTCCGACATGGCCAGATCAGTCCGCAATCTCAACAAGACAATTGCAGACGATCCCACATTTAAGATCACTCGCGCCAAACTAATCACCATTGCGAAGGAACTCAATCTATGAGTATTACTAGACCTCGCGGTGAACAACTTCTTTTCTCATCCCGTAAGACAGGCGATCATTCCCTAGACACTTATCTTGAAGCTTGCGAGAAAGGAACAAAAACCATAGGCGATATGCTGGATCAAATATTCTCCGCTAATGGCCAATTTAGCTCTGACATCTACGAATTCCGCGAGAACCCAAGCTTTGCTGGTCGCTTACAAGTTCGTATCAATCCAACAATTGATCCCTTATCAGATTGGGCAGACGCAACAACAACTGACTTACAAACATACATTACATCAACGTCAGAAAGTGCAACGCTCGCAACAGACAAAGCTGCTATCGCAACAACAAAAGCTGCGGAAGCGGCAGCTAGTGCTGCATCGGCAGCAACTTCTGAAGGTATAGCCACTACCGCATCAAACAGCGTCAACACAAATCTACCTGCTATAAACCAAGCGATAGCGAATGCTGCATCAATTAATTTCCCTACACCAACAGCCTTGGACTTCGGAAAGTTTCTTTCAGTCGCCGAAGGTGGTGGTGCAATCATTTTCAAGAAGGCAGAAGGCGGTAGTAAGCCATACGTTATATCTCCCACATCCCCTGCAACTTACATCGTAAAGAAGCTTGAGTTTGTAACTAACAACTTTACTCCTTCAGACAAATGGCAAGTAGCAAGCCATGGGGTTTTGTGGGTGTCTGATCTAGCCACAATTGTCAGTGATGGCAATTATATCGAGGCTACCAAGACCATCTCTAGCACACACCTATTCTATGATGACTTACAAATCATGGATGGAATAACAGTAACTTTGTCGGGTACTGCACAAGGCGTAAGCCTACCAGCAGGATCGTCCGCAGCAGGATCGTCCACAGTAGACACAGTACGCAGCCGCGCCGAACTTTACTTCTTCGGCGCAATCTAGGAGAACACAAATGGCCAATGGTCGTCTTGCATCAAAAAAAGTACCGAAAAAAACAGCACAGAAGGTCTATACAAACACCTCTGTTTTTCCTGCGTCTGTTTCTATCCATGCGACAGCGCACTCTGAAACTGTGGACACAAAGCTTTCTCTGGCTGTAGATACAAACGCTAATCACACCCTCAACTTCACTACACAAATATACGGTTTAGGGTTCAACGCAGCATCCAATACTGTGGGATTAGATAATCGAACCTCTGGGCAGAGCGATGCGATGGCTCATAACATAGGTGATATAGGGTGGAGTAGCATCCAAGGCCCACGCATATCTTATTCAATTGGTGGCGCACTTGTTGCTGACCGAGAAGGTGGTTCTTCCATATATAATTATTTGCGCTTAGACCCATACTACTTAACTAACCCCGAAGAGTATGGCGGTAAAACAAAACCTAGCTATATGACCAATGACTCCAGCAACAATGTAAAACTATGGAAAGACGTAACATCGGGCGGCAGCTTAGGAATAGGTTCTGTAGTCCAGCGAGTATATGGAGCTAACCACTCTTCTGCTGATTATAACGCTAGCTGGCCATATTATAATCGTGGAATGGTTTTTGACCCATACAAAACTGAATACTACAACAGTTGTATGATCGGTTGGAACAATGACAGCTACATGGCGATTATGACAGAAAACGCGGCAGGAACTACTTTAAACCATCAGAGTAGCAGATCATCTGATGCCGTTCTCTATCAGGTTAGTAATAATGGACGAGATCCATCTAGCTATACTCACCCTTGGTATCAAGGGGTGATGTGGTTTGAGAAAGGCGTTTATGTGTGTAACGCATCAAGCGTTGATCGCTCAAAGTTTGGTATGGGCCATGCCATCAGGGCTGATGGATCTTTCAACGAAAATTGTATCTACAACAGCTATGGTACGGGCAATAGGTCTTACTGGTTTAACGGCAGTGGACAATACCCAGTTTGCTGGATGAAATATAACCCCAACAACGACAAGTATTATCTGGCTTTAAAAAATGATGGCATTCTTGAATTTGATTTAGCTACGCTCAACCAAGGTAGCACAGGCAGAAGTATTACAGATTTCACTTCAGTTGCAAAAATGCCCCATGAGCAGATGTCTACCCCAATGCGTATAGCTAAAGCCCTATGGCATAGCGTTGACGCAGCTAATGTCGCTTGGGT